GGTTTTTTAGGATAAATTATAGTGGACACAACGAGGAATGATCCTCTGACACGTCGGAAAGGAACGATAGAAAAAATGAGAAAATTATTATTAAACCTTCAGACATTTGATGATGGAGCAAGCGCTGGCACATCAGCAGGAGAAGGTACCGCAGCAGAAAGCACACAGGGAGTCGCTGCCCCAACAGTAAAAGGTCGTAAAGGTAATAACCTGCAGAATGTAGTATACGGAAAGCAGGACGTGAGTGACGACTACTCAGAACAAACGAAACTGCCAGGCGCAGAAAAGACAGTCACAACAAAAGAAACCGAAGAAAGATCTGCACAGTTTGAGAACATGATCAAAGGCGATTATAAAGATGAATTTAATAGTCGTGTACAGAAGATCGTGCAGGGACGTATCGGAGATACCAAGGCATTACAGGATCAGAATGCAAAAATGCAGCCGATCATTGATATGATGTCCAGAAAGTATGGCGTAGATGCGAGCAATATTGATGCACTTACAAAGGCTATCCAGGAGGATGACTCTATTTTCCAG